CTCGGTCCCGTGCTCGAACGCGGGGCGCTGATCGGCGCAGTCGGCAGCGAGCCTGGCCGCACGGCGCGCGGCATCTACGGCTTGGCGGCCACGGCGCAGTACCTGCGCGACGGCGTCGTGCTCAACGGCAGGAAGAACTACGCTACGCTGGCCGACGCGGCGGATCACATGATTGTTTTCGCCATGCTCAAGGGCGAATCCAGCGCGGCCGGCCATTTGGGCGTGGCGGTGCCGCGCGGTACGCCTGGCTATGAGGTGATCGAAGACTCGTGGCATCCGATGGGCATGCGCGCGGCGGTCAGTCCAGACGTGACCTTGGACAACTGCTTCGTATCCGAGTCGCTGATCATCGGCAAGCCGGGAACGTATCCCGCCGAGCGCTGGCAGGCCCGGCATTACCTGTCGCTTGCCGCGCAATATCTGGGCGCTTGTGAAGGGCTGTTCGACAGCTTGACGCAATACCTGCCCCTGCGGGGAACCGCCGGCGAGCCGTTCACGCAGTTGCGGTTGGGCGAGGTACGGGTACTGATTGATTCCATGCGCTGGCTGATCTATCGCGCCGCATGGCTTTGGGCGCAATCCGACCTGCAACAGGCCGAACTGTTTTCGCTGGTCGCCCGGCACCAGGCTACGCAGATGGCGGCGGCCGTCATGGACAAGGCGGCACAGATCGCCGGTTCCAGCGCGCTGACCGGGGACGGCCAGTTTGCACGCATGATGCGCGACCTGCGCATTCACACCCTGCATTCGAATGTGGACAAAACGGCAGCCATTATCGGCAAGTATCACTTGGGACAGCGTTTCGATACGACCGACAGATTGTGAGCCTGAGCGCCGCAGGCCCGCATGTTGCACGGCCCATCAATCAAGGAGTTGCCGTGACCGCAGAACTGGATTCGCGCCGTTTTCGTGACGCGCTGCGTCGTTTCGCCACCGGCGTCACCATTATCACGACCCGTACGCAGGAAGGCGTTCCGGTCGGATTGACGGCCAACTCGTTCAATTCGGTGTCGCTGACGCCGCCGTTGATCCTGTGGAGTTTGAACAAGCATTCAAAAAGCCTGCCGACGTTTCTGGCGGCGTCGCATTATTCGGTCAACGTGCTGTGCGCCGAGCAGAAAGACCTGGCGGCGCGTTTCGCTTCGCCGATCGAAGACCGCTTCGCAGGCATTGCATGGCGAGCGGGCAAAGCCAGTACGCCGCTGTTCGACGACTGCGTCGCCTGGTTCGAGTGCGCCAGCGTGCATCACTACGAAGGCGGCGATCACATCATTTTCGTTGGCGAAGTCATCGATTTCGGCCACAGCGAACGGGTGCCGCTGCTGTACGCGGGCGGCGCGTATGGCATTCCGGTCAAACATCCCGACGCTTGAATGGCGCAGGTTGGGTTGCGCTGTGCTCAACTCCCGGCCTACGCCAGTTTTCGCGATAGCTGGCGCGCTTCCTTGAGCAGCATGTTGGCCAGTTCGCTGCGCCGGGGTTCGGCCATTCTGGGCGCGATGCTGGCAATGCTGATGCCCGCATAGCACGTGCCGTCGCCATGGCGCAGCGGCGCGCCGATGGCAACGACGCCGGGCAGCACGTCTTCTTCATTGACGGCATAGCCGACGCGCAGGGATTTGGCGATGGCGGCGCGCAGCCGCTCGGCGGTCAGCACGCCGAACAGCGGGTAGCGTTCGGCGTTGATCTGGACGATGTGCTGGCGTTCATTCTCGGAAAGCCCCAGCAGGATGGCCATGCCGCTGGCACCGGACCCCAATGGCCGACGCCGGCCTATGTCCAGTGTTTGAGTCTTGATGGGGAAATTGCCTTCCAGGCGGTCCAGACAGACGCTGTCCATGCCGCTGCGCATGACGAGATAAACCGAATCGCCGCTGCGCTGCGCCAGACGGTGCAGCGATGGTTGGCAGAGTTCACGTAAATTGTGCAAGGGTGCTGCCGCCAGCCCCAACTCATAGACGACCGGCCCCAGCGTGTAGAGTTTGCTGCGCGGGTTTTGCGCGACCATGCCCTGTGACATCAGACCGCGGATGATGCGATGCACGGTAGGTCGTTCCAGTTGCATGGCGTTGGCAATATCCACCAGCCTGATGCCGCCCTGACCATAGGCGCTGATCTCTTTGAGAATGGCGACCGCACGGCGGATGCTCTGAGTGCCTGCCAGCAGATTGCTGGATTGGGAAGCTGTCGCTTGCACGGCTCGAGCCTGATGAGCGATGGACGAATTGGCTTTGGCGGCAGGCGCGTATGAGGCCATGGGCGCTGGATGATCCAAAATGTGAAACTATATCAAACGGGGCAGTGAGGCACCTGCTGAATTTCGTCTTCCAATCCAGTCGCGCTCTTGTAGCGCGGCGAATTACGTAAGACAGAAATGCGCAGAGTTGCGGACCGGAACCACGGGCCTCTACCCTGTGGATAATTCTGTCTGGCATTGAATTATCCACAACCTGGCTGGATCGGTTAAGCACAAGTTGCGGTACGTTCCAACGGCAGGGCTTGTTGGGCCGTGTTTGTATCAGGGCAGTGATCCGTCAGCCGCTGGCGTGCCACGTTGACGTAATGGGCTGTTATCTCGCAGCAGGGTGGAGCCAGAACCGGCGAAGGGGTCAAGGATGAGGCCACCGGGTTCGCAGATTTTGACCAACTGGCGCATCAGCGGCGTGGGTTTTCCTGTCATGTGGTGTTTGTCGGCTTGACGCACGGGTTCGCGGATGGCGCCGGGGATGATGGGGGCATTGCGCGCCAGCGGCATGTCGCCTTTGCTGCCCCAGACGATATATTCGCACTGTGCGCGGGGTCTGCCTGGCTGCGGGCGTGCGCCTTCGGTTTTGTCCCACACCATGATGCCGCGCCAAGTGAAGCCTGCGCATTGAATGGCGTCTGTGGTCAGGGGCAGTTGCCGCCAGTCGCTGAATACGCAGACGGGCGCGCCGTCTTTCAAAAGCCGATGGCAGTGGGATAGCCACATGATCATCCAGATCAGGTGCGCGTGTTGGTCTTTGGCGTCGCCGACAAAATCCACGCGCGACACGGCGACGCCGCCTTGCTGGTATTTGACTGACGTCGCGGCTTTGCGGCTGCCTGCGTGCAGGCCGCCGCTGGCGTAGGGCGGGTCAGTGATGAGCGCATCTACGCTGGCCTCGGGCAGGGATGGCAGCCAGGTCAGCGCGTCGCCGTGGTGTATGGGGTTGTTCATGGGATCAAGAACGATAGGCGTTGACGTTTATCCTGCGCTTTCAGTCGATTCTGCGGCATCGTCGTTGTGTGTTGGTTCTTTGGGGGCGGGAGTTTCCAGCGTCAGCCAGTCGGGGATGTCGCCGAGTCCGGAATACCGCACGGGCTGACCGTCGATATTGACGACTGTGCCGCGCGCGTATTGCTCGCCGTTGTCAGTGCGGTAGAGCGTGGCGTGGCGCATGATTACCCAGTTATCGCCACTGACGGCGACGGCTACCTGCCCGTCGGCGACTGAGAGCGGCGGGACCAGGCTTGCGCCATACGGGACGTTGAATACGCCGGGTTCGAGGGGCAACTCGTGCGCTTGGGCCTCGTGCGCGTAAGTGCCGTCGGCGTCTGTTTGATACACGGTGATGGATTTCACGTTGATCTCCTTGGGTTAACTGTCGTTGACAATGCAAATGAAAGAACGCTCGGTAGCTGGCAGGCCGATGCGCTGCAAAACATCACGGGAGATATTGTTTCTCGCACTTACACCGACAACGGAACCCCGGGAGCCATTGCCGCTGCAAGCGGCGCATTTCAGACCGTGACTGACGGGGTTGCCGCAAGCTTGTGGGCCTTTAACAGTATGTCTCCCCGTTCTGCTGCGGATAAAACCACCTTTGATGCGTCTCGGGTGGTGCGTACGTCTTCCGAAACCCGCGGCACCAATGCGGCATTTCACCCCCGGATTCATGTGTGAGCTAGACATGGATGCGGGGCACATAGGCGGTGTTGACGGGGCGGGTTTCGGTGCCGCCATTAGGCGCAACAACGTTAATGTGGTTGTCGCCTACAGGTTCACTCCAAGCCCGCATGCCATAGGTGCCGGATCCCGTCAGGCCAGCCAAAACCTTGCCATTATGTGTATGTGACCGCAACGCATCGGCCTGCCAGCTACCGAGCGTTCTTTCATTTGCATTGTCAGCGTCAGTGCCGGTGTAACGGAGGAATTGGTTTCTTAAATCCGGCACGCGGAATTGCGTATCGGACACGTCTACGAACGAATGCGCGCCGATGTCGGCGGACCACTGCGCGGCGGTGACGACCAGGCTGTTTTCCTGCGCGTAGGCCCATAACCCAGCGTAGGCGGTTTTGGACAGCAGTCCGCCGACAGCATCGATTTCGCTGGGCAAGGGCGCGACCGTATGCCCATACACGGGCCGTCCGCACAGCGAGGAACGGTAGCCGGTGTAGTACGGGGTGCTCACCCATACCCAGAGTTCTTCCGCCTCGAGCACGAAGATTGGGCCGACATTGGAGGTGGGCAATGCCGTGATAGAAAACACTTTCGGGATGTTGGCCAGCGCGGCTTGCAGCCCGGTCACGTCGGCGATGACGTGGGTGTGGCTGGCAGGCGCAAAGGTGGTTGGCTTTTCGCTCACTTCGCCCCACGCGGGCCAGCGGGTAGCTTGTGCAGGTTTGTCGATAATGTCCTGCCATGCATGAGCGGTCGCGCCGGCTATGGCGACGATGGCGGCGTGCAGTTGTTCGGTGCTGTTGTCGTTTAACGCGATGCCGGCTTTTTCGATGGCGCTGGCAATTTCTTCCTGGACGTTATTTAAAAACCAGGCTGGCACGATGGTGCCGGGTTTTCGGGTGGCGGGGTCGCCCGGCTGGAAGCGGGCGGTGGCGGTGTCGATGCGCTTCATGGTGAGAGCGCCTCCTCATAATCAAAGACAAGGAAGGTGTGGGCGGGTTTGAGGTCGTTAAAGATCTCTTCGATGACGGGATCGCTAAAGGCCAGCAACGCTTCGCCGGCGCACGAGGCATCGACAGCAAACGGGTACATGCGGGTCGCGCCGTCCTTGACCTGGACTTGCCATATCCAGCGCACGTCGTCGTTGTAGAGGGCATCGACGTCCAGGATGCTCCAGTCGCAGCAAAAGGGTTCGAACTCGGCGATCTGGATGGCATAGCCGAGCCGGTGCGCCAGGCTGATGAAGTGTGGGATGGACAGGCCGCCGATTTCTTGCAGCTTGGCGAGCACGGCGTCGCGGCGCTGCGCATACGTGGCCTCGATAGTCGGCACAAGTCCACAGACACGCTCCCAATCGGGCAACAGATCGACGGCGTGCAGTGGCGTGACGCACGCGAGCGCTGTAGCCGCTGACACCTCGGTGCGATCCAGGGCGCGACCTTCGGCGCGTAGCTCGGCATTCAGACGCGCCCCGTTGGGGTCGTAGCTGACGGGCGGCAGCAACAGGGCCAGAAGTTGCGCGTGGCTCATGGCATCACATCCAGGGTGACTTGGCCCAGGCGCAGCCATTCGAGGGTGTCGGCGTTGACGACGGCGTAGATGTTTTCTGCGGGAGACGCAATCAGGCGATCAGAGACGCCGGGTACGTTGGAGATCAAGGCTTCGGATTGGCTGCGGATCCAGGGCGCGCCGGGCGCGATGTCGCGGAATTGATCGGCCAGCGCCTGCATGACGAGCGGCTGCACCGGATCGAGCGCGGCGGCGGCCACACCCAGGGATATGTCCATGTCGATGAGGCGCAGCGTCGGTGCGAGGACGACGCAGCTTTTGGCGGTGACGGGGCGCACGCTGTCGATGTGGTCTCGCACGGCATCAAGCGTTTGTTCTGAGGGCAGCCCGTCGCCCGAGACGATGGCGATGTCCACCGTACCTAACCCCCGGCGCAAGGGGTAGACGAAGGCGGCGGTGACGCCGGGGACTTCCAGCGCCCAGCGCCGATAATCGTGCCGGTTGCCGCCTGCGGGCGGGCGGCGGATGATGTCGAGCAAGCGGGCGAGCAGCTCGGCGTCGGTCTCGATGTCGGTGCCGCCGCGCATGTCCAGCAGCGACGCCGATGTGAGGCCAGGCGGCGCGGACGCGAAGGTAACAGGCGTATCGTCATCGGCGTTGCCGGCCAAGCCCGGCTCGGTCGCGCGCGCTGGCACGACACTGAGGCCGTCGGCATCGATCACGCCGGTTTCGATGGGTTGATAGCGTCGCCCGTCAGGCGTGACGCCAACCAGATCCTGAGCAATGGTTGCGCCCGGCGTACCCACGACGTGCATGGATCCGCTGGCGGCAACAGCGGGCCGCCGAGATAGAGCGCGCACGCCGGCATGCCATTCCAGATACTCGGTGTCAGCCGTATCAGGAAAGATCTGCCGCACGATCCACGCTTGATGCTGATACAGCCCTTCGACACATGAGGCCACCGACGTCGCGCGCACAAAAAAATCGCTATCGACCGCGACGTCGGCCTCGGGCAGTTGGTTTTTAAGGTCGCGCAGCAGGTCGGTACGGATGGCGGCAAACGCGGGCGTGATGTAGGGCATGTCAGGCGACCTTCACGGGATACCTAAAAACCTGTTCCTGGCCGCTGGCGTCGTCCACACGCACGTGCAGCTCGGCCATGCCGGGGTGAAGCCGACGGGCCTGCACGACGATCGACCGTGCGCGGCCATCGTCGATAAGCGCGTGCAATGCCTGTTCGGCGTATTGGCGGGCCAGCACATGGAAGCGCGTGACGTCCTTTTCACGGGTAAGTTCATGCAGCCGGGAACCGAACGACGGGTCGGCCCACCAGGAGCCGAGCGGGGTCATCAGACGCAGATACACCGCGTTGGCAAGCAGGGCTGTGCGCTGGCCCGCGTAATCTGCGGTCGTGGGGTCGATCAGGGCGTCCATGCGGTCCATGATGTCGGTCTTCGCTTGCTCGTTCCCGCTGAAAGGCTTCAGTAGTTGGCCGACGCTTCGCCGGTCATGCCGAACGCTTCGACGGGATGGCGGTGGTGGACCAGGCTGACGCCGGCGGCGATGACGTCCTGGGTGGTGTGGATCGTGCCGGTGATCGTGGCGGCAGCGCCGCCGCCGTTCTCGTTGGAGAGGGTCAAACCGCCTTTGCCGGTTATCTGCGCATTCACGACGGCTTGTTGGCTGGCAGTCAGCACCGGCGTATTGAAGTCGGCCTTTGCGCTGGCGTTGGCTTCAAACACCTTGCAGTTGACCCGAAACACGTCACAATCGGTCTGGATCAAGCGTCCGCGCTTGAGCACGATCTTTGCGCCTTCGTCGGTGTAAAGCGCGACCTCTCCGGTGTCCAGGGCCAGCAGCCGATAGCTGGCGTGTTCCGTGGCCACGATGACGGCGTGCGACGTGTTGCCGCCCAGGGGGATGACCACGCCTTGGGTACCTGCGGGCGGGCGCGAGGTCAGGCCGTAGTGCTGCATCAGTTCGGCGGCTTTGATCGACTCGCCGGCCAGGCCTGCGCCGTCGGCAAGCTGCACGCCCGGGGCGCTGTTGACGTGTCCGAGCACGACCCGAAACGCCTGCCGGATGCGTCCGAGCGCGCGGCTGATGCGGTGATCGATGTCTGCGATCATGGCCGGGTTCCCAATTCCTGCGGGCTGAACGTCTTGGCTTTGCTGCCCAGGCCGCCAGCTTTCTTCGGCGTCTTCTCCGGGATCCAGACGCCGTCTTCCTTGAGCGTCAATTGCGTCGTGGACGGCGCGCCACGTCCGCCCGTCATGGTGCGCGCCATCAAAAAGTAGACGCCGTCGATGCCATGCGGTTCGGACAGCACGTGTACGCGCTGGCCTGGCGTCCACAGCGCGCCGCTGCTGGTACGATGCCCGCGCACTTGGGCTGCGATAGTTAAACCATCGAGCCGACCATCTGCGAGCAATTTCTTGGCCTTGCGCTGGCATGCGTCGGCATTCGGCGCATCACCCTCCAGCACAATCTTGGGCCGATACAGCGGCACGTCGGCATCGTGCATCACACTTTGAAGCGCATGCGCACTGCCCGCAGACTCGGTGCCGTGCGCCTGGCCCAGCACGGTGACGTCGCTGTAGCGTCTGGCAATCGATACATCGACCGATAGGCTCGTGACGTTGTTCTCCCGGCCGTCACGTCTCAGGATCAGGCTGGCAACCGGAGAAGCCGTGTAATCCGGGCCACCCACGATTAACGTGCCGTCTGGCGCAAACCACGGCCACAGGCCGTTGGCCTCAGACGCTTTGGCCAACGCATCCCAGGCCGTATCGCCCGGTTCGATGGCAACTTTTTCCGAAACGCCGGCGCTCGCGTCAATGCGGACATTCGCAATGCCCAACGCACGGACAACCGTCTGCGCAATATCGGCCAGGCTCATCGAGCGGCCCACAAAGATCGGCGCGCTGCAATCGACGAGCACACTGGCGGCATCGCGCCCATTCATGCGCAGCGTATGGGTTTTGGAGACTTCATGCGCGACCTGATCAACGTAGCCGGTCATGACGGTGTCCGCGCCGACCTGCACGATGACGGGCGCACCAGGCCGAACAGAAGGCGGCATCTCGCCATGAGGCAATCCCAGGCTGACGTGCCAGGCCGAGGCGGGCGTGAGCAGGTCGGACGAAACGCTGTATCTCGTCCACGCTGCATGCACGCGCCCGCCGATCAAGAGGCTGACGGGTTCGACCTCGCGCGAGCGATCAGCGCTGGTAGGCATTGAGCACATCTCCGGGGTTTAGGTGATTCGGGTTGCGTAGTCGCGGATTCAGGCGTGCAAGCTCCCCCGCGCGCCGGTAGTCGCCATACCAGCCAAACGCTGCCAGATGCAGATTGCCCGGTGTATCGACGACGCGACGCACGAGCGGCGGGCGGGTCTCGATGACGGCGATGCCCGCGTCCTGAATGGCTTTGGCCAGGTCTTTGAGCGGCTCGGTGATCGGGCGCGAGACCTCGACGGGGTACTGTTGCCGGTTGCGATTGATCGCGTCTTGAATGACGTCCCTGACGTCGTTGACGATGACCTCGATCTCTGGCGGCGAGAGTGTGGACGTTTGGGCTTCTCCGATCAGCACGTCGGCGGCGACCTCGGCCAGTTCCGTGGCGACGATGACCGAGATGACCGCTTCGAGCATCGCCACGTCCTCGGGCCGTATCGGGACGGGTTCGGCAAGCGCCACGCTATCCGACGCAGACGCGCCTGGCAGGTTCGGATCGCTGGCCGAACTCGCGCCGGGGTGACGGCGGGTCGTCAACGACGCGCTGGGTGTACCTGTGGCGATCGACGTGGGCAACCGAACCGTATCGCGCAACGCCGCCGATACCCCCTTCCAGTCCGGCATCAGGCTGGCCGACGAGAATGCGCGTAGATCGACCAGGCCACGTAACCCGTTTGCCAACCCGGACGTAAACGTGCGAGGGAAGGTGAGTACGTCCAGAATGCCCGCGGGCAGGCGCGTGAGCGCGCGCACGATGCCCAGGACGCGGTGCATGGTGGTTCTGACCGTGTTGAGCCGGACTGCCATGCCCTTGAGACTGACCAGGTTTTGCACGCGCTTGGCAAACGCTTCGATGCCGGCTACGCGCGCGGCCAGGCTCGATGATTTGGCGGCTTGCGCCTTCTGATCGGGCAATTGACGCACAAAGAACGGCGCGCCGGGTTGATCCTGGCAGAACTGGATCTGGACGGTGCATTGATCCCGCCCTTCTGCGCTGTGTTCCACGCGCCAGTTCTCGACCTGCGCGCGTAAAATGCTGCCAAAGACGGGATGGATCAGTTCGCCCGGGCCGGGCTGCTCCAGCGCAGTCAGCAACGCCTGCAAGCGGGTTTCGTAGTCATGGCCCCAGAGCACGGCGCGCACCGTCATCGACAGCGCCGCGCGCCCCAGGTCTTCGGTGTCTTCGCCGGCCACATACGGATAGGCGTGACGCTGCACGTCGCGGGTCGCACCGTCGCTTAAGCTTTCGACGTCGAATTTAACGCCCCGAAACGAGGCATCAAGTAAAGTGTCTTGCCAGGCCATCAGTGCCTCCGCGCCTCGCGGGCGTTGATCTCGTTGACCGCGGCGACCAGGTTGCCGTGCTCCACATCAACCTGAACCTTGACGTCGAGTTCGACGGGGCGCGGTTGCTGCATAACTCGCACGGCTTCTTGCAACTCGGCCGGCGTGAGCGTGTTGGAATCGGGAATCGGGATGGACCGTTCGGGTTCTGCTGTGATGTCGTTCTTGCTGTCGTCCTCATCACTACCGAACCAGGATTTGCCGAACCAGTCTCCTACTGAATCCATGAGCGCGCCGCCACCCATCGCGCCCAGAATGGATCCCACAATGCCGCCGACTGCCGTGCCCAGTCCGGGGATGACCGAACCGATGGCCGCGCCCGCGGCACCGCCTGCCCACGCACCGCCGACGTTGCCTGCCGTGCTGGCGGCCAGGCGCGTCGCGGCGACGCCCTTGTCTTCGGTGCTGGCATCGCTGGTCAGAATGTTGTAGCCCTCGTAAGCGCCTGCGGCCACGGCCAGGGGAGCGGCTGCTTTGGTGACGCCACCCAGCACACCGCGCGCCACGCCAGAGACCGCGCCGCCAACGGCGGGCGCGGCCATACCCGAAGCCGCCGCGCGCGTGCTTTGGAGCGCCAGGCTGCCACCCACGCCTCGCATCAGCCCCGCGCCTTTACCCAAAGCCCCGCCTTTGCCCAACGCTCCCGTGAGCATCTTGACCCCGCCAAACGCCGCCGCCGTGGCCGCAAACACCATCACGGCATCAGTCGCGCCCACAATGGCTGACGTGATGCCGGGGTACGTCGCGGCATAGTCCGCCAGCGCGCCGGACAGATCGCCAATGACGCGCGTAACCGGCTCCAGCGCTTGCTGTCTGGCCTCGGCTGAGGCCTGACTCATGCGGTTCAGTTTTTCGCTGTCCGTGTCGGCCAGCACGCCCGCACTGACGTCAATAGCACTGGCGTCTCTGCCAGCCACATCGCTGCGCAGCGTGGCGATGCTGCCGCGTTGTTTCATATAGGCCGATAGCGCAGTCAAGGCCGATTTTTCGATGCCCATGTCCGACAACACATTGGCCTCAAGCATCGTCGCAAACTGGTCAATCTCCGCCGTACCTGAACCCGCACTCGTTAACTTCGCCTTGAGTTGCTGATACGACTTGTTGCTCGCCATGGCGTTATCGAGCGTCGCCGCAAAGGTTTCCAGCGGATCGACGTCCTGCGCAATCCCCTTGGCCAGGGTCGGCGCGAGGTCTACGCGCTTGCCGTCGATCGACAATTTTTCCTGGACGCGCTGGGCCACCGCCGGGTTGCGCAGCGCCTGCAACAGCGCCACGGTGGACTGCGCGGCTTGCCCGGCCTGCCCGGTCTCCTGCGTGATGCCCTGCATGTTGGCCAGCGCCGCGTCCAGGCCCGTCATGCCGGACATGCCCAGATCTTTCTGCGCTTGCAGCACCTGCGGCAGGCTCGCCACCATCGCATCCAGCCCAAAGCCGCCGGTTTCGCTCGAATGCAAAATCTTGCCCAGCGCATCGGGCAGCGGTGCG